ACCAAATACGGACCTCACTTTGTAAACAAACTATATAATATGACAAAGAGGCATACGAATGATGAAAAATTTGATCACCATTTTTATTGCTACACTGAGCATCCTGATGGTTTGGATGATAATGTTAAAGTTATCCCCTTTCCTGATATTCCTAATATCCATCCTAAATATTGGTTTGGAAGTGATAATTTCAAATATGGAATGGCAAGGTGTTGGGACAGGCCAAAAACATTTGTATTTAATACGCATAATTTTGCTGACGACAAACCTACTGGCCGGTTCGTATTCCTTGACCTTGATGTAATTGTACAAAATGATTTAGAACCAATCATTATGTATGACTTAGAACGTCCCACTAAACTTAGAAGTTGGTGGCAAGATCCACGTCCAATGAAAACAAGACAGTTTAAATTGGCACATGGTGCATACACAAATGGCTCTTGTCAAGTTTGGGGAGACAATCAGGCAGAAGTTATTTGGAAAGATGTATTAGAGCATCAAGAAAGAATTTGGTTTACTTTTACAGACGGTACAGATAACTATCACAGTTGGAGGTGGGGAGAGTTTAGTAATGATCCTTTGTGGGGACATTTTCCCAGCGAGTTCGCATACTCTTTTAATAGAGGAAGAGATTGGGAAGCAGGGGACTTAGAAGTAGACAAGTATAGACCAGAACCTATACTTTGTGTTTTTAATATTGATTTACTTCCTTTTGAAGATTCGAGTAGAGGTAAAACAAAACAAGATGAGTTGGTAGATCCAGACTTATTGGAGCATTGGAAATGATAAATATTTACACGGTGAAATGGGGTGAAAGATATGGACCCGAATACGTTAACAGAATACATAATTTATGCAAAGAGCATATCACAGAAGAATTTGAGTTCTTCTGCCTCACAGAATTCCCACACAACCTAAACGTAGACATTAATGTTATTCCTTTACCTGAAGGAAACTACTACGAAAAATGGTGGAATAAATTGCATTTGTTTGACACTAAAATTGTAAGGCAGAGAGGAGAAAAACTTTTCTTTGACCTAGACATCAACATACAAAAAAATGTTGATTGTATTGTTAATCATGAATGTGATGATAGATTAGTGTTTGTGAGAACACACTGGCACAATCTTAAAAAAATGAAAACAGATGTAAAAGATATTCCATGGGCATACACTGAACTAAACTCTAGTGTATTAAGATGGAATGATAGTCTTGACACGAAAAAAATTACAAAATTTGTTCAAGACTATCCTACACAGATGTTTTATTATTATCGAGGCCTAGATAATTTATTTGGGCATCAAAGGGAACGATTATTAAAATTAGACTATTTTCCAGATGGTTGGGTATATAGTTATAATAATGGTTATATGTGGCCTACAGATGTAAGACAGTTTGTAGAAAGAAAAGAGCCTTTAATTTGTCTATATGATTCAATGGAGAGACCGGAAGATGTTAAGCTATAACTTCTTAAACAATTATAAAAACTGGGGTGATGCGTTAGATAAAATTCATTACGAAATGCCCTACAAAGACGAAGACTTTCGTAAGTCTTTAAATCCAAATTCTATGGAAGCCGCTATTTGGTTAGTAGAAAAACTTGATGAGTTTTTAGATAAGAGAAAACTTACAATTACAGTTCTCAATTCTTGGTTAGGGTTTCCTTTAGTGCCTTTACTTTGTGAAAATTTATTTGTAAAGAAATTAAATCTTATTGATGTAGATAAAGATGCATTAGAATTATCTAAAGTATTTAATAGACATTATAGTGAAAACGGTGTAGAAATTAACCACATTAATTGGGACGTACCTTTTGCTTTTCATGACATTAATGCACTACAATCTGATATTTTAATCTCTATGTGTGCAGAAACAATGTACCCCTTAAAAGAACTAACAACCGCTAACCCAGAGTGTATTTTTGCTGTACAAAATTCTAACGTTATTAAAGAAATGTATGGTATTAATTGTGTAGATAGTATACCAGCTCATTTAGAAAATACTGGTATTAAGTATCCTCTCTATAGTGGTAGTATAAAACAAAAATACTGGACGTTTGATGGACTAAATGAATTTGAACGTTTTATGGTTATTGGAACGAAGTAGCATCTTCTCCAGAGATATCTTCAATCATATTTCTCCAGATTTCCAAATGAGGAATAACAAACCCTAAGGTTAAACGATCTTCGTAAGAGCCAGCACAATGATAATAAACTTTGTCTGGCTCTCTTCCTTTTCCGTAGTATCCTACTTTACAAGACCAACCAGGCTTATCTTTCATTTCTACTATCTCATGTGTAATTGGATCTCTGTATTTAAAAAATCCATTACCCCTTTTTGTGTATGATAAAAGAATGTTGTAACCAGAAGCATTCCAGTTATTGTGCCAGCTCATAAATCCCCCTTCAGGATAATAAACTTGCACTGCTTGATTTCGTGCACCTAAATAAGAACAAAGTTCTTTATTAAGTATTTGACATTCTCTTCTATGATGTTCCGGCGCTCGGCCGTCCATTAAGATATCAATAGAGTTTGTGTGTTCAGGATAGCCAATATGCTCTCCGTCTTTTTTCACAATCATATCTAAATATGCGTTATCACAACCAGTAATTACATTGTACCCACCCGCTCGGTTATGATCAATAGCCTGTTTTAAATCCGTTAAGTCTTGATTAAAAAACCAATCAGTGTATGGCTGTAGTAAATCAGTTAGTTCTTGACTAACATTAATCCATCTCATTCGTCAAGTTTCCATTCTGGTATAGTGTAATGATAAAGAACACGCTCCGATCCTTGTAGTTCTTCATCCCTATAGCCATTTACAAAATTCCATCTTGCATCAGGATCTTTTACAAAGCCCCAGTTTACACCGTGATCGCTATACTCTAAAAGCCTCCACATTGTAAAAGTGTCCCACTTAGTTGCATCCCTAGGATAATGTTCTAACTCATAATCTGGTTCTTGTTGACGATTATATTCTCCCCACCAAGAGCTCATTAGTTTAATAGTTTCAGGTTTGTCATTATAAATGAACCAGCCACAGTGTGCAGTCATTTCTTCAGTGTTAGAAAGTTTAGTTAACTTGGCATTGTATGGACGGATCTTTGTAAACACTAGATCTTTATCTTCCAATAGATCAAAAATGTTTTCAATATCCTCATGTTCGCAATACATATCGCAATCTAAATAACAAGTTGTTTTGTATGGAGTATGTTGCAACGCCCAAAGTTTAGCTCGGAGATGTGATGGCACCTCCCAAGTAATAACATTTTCAAATAACTGATAGTCGCCTGTACCTAAAGAACACTCATCGCTCTTTTGATCAATCCAACGTTCTTCTGTAAACAATGTGATTCTTGCATCAGGCCAAAAGTCTAGAATAGACTCTGCAAGTTTAACAGCGGCTTTATAGTAACCTACTCTCTTTGTTGCTACTATTAAAAAACCTTTTCCTTCTCTTACGACTTCCTTACTTTTTCTTTTTGGCATTATCAATCTCCTTTTGAAGAATTAATGTAGCATATAGCATAACCTCAGTAACAGTTTCTGCTGAGTGGATTTTTTTCTTTAGGGGGTTCCTAGACTGTTTAATGTCTAGCATTTCAAGAGCCTCGTTTTTAGCTCTTACCAAAGGATCCAATGCTCGTTCTTCGTTAAGTAGAAGCGTACAGTAAGCTGCAACTTCCATAGGAGATTTAGATTTTCTTATTAGTCGTTTAAACTCTGAATTTTTAGAGTTTTTAATTTCTTCAATCTCAAACGCTTCTAATTTTGCACCAAATAGCTGCTCTTGTTTTGCTCTTGCAGCCTGTGCTTCACGCCTTTCCATTTGACGTTTGATATTTTCGTTACGTCTTTTTAAACTATCCTCTGTATTCTTATCAATATCCTCTTCTGTATATTGAGAAAGAATAAGTTGCATATCAGGATTCGTACCATCTCTATCCATGATAGACATGATACGTTTTTGTCCTGTGGGTGTAACTGCGGTAACGATAAGATGACGATGTTCCTTATTAGACCAATAAGGAAACTCGTACGTCAGGTCGTCTTTTTTTGCTTTAGCAGGATCTACAAGATCGACTGTAACGTCTTGTAAATCAAATTCATTTTGCACTTCTGGCATTATGTATTCACTCCATTATGTAGAAATTTATCTATATTATACTATATGTATAATGTCTTGTCAAGTATATTATGCAGTTCTTAACCAAAGCCTAATTGTTGACACTGTATCTTTTGTAGCTTGGATAGTATCTCCAGCGTATGTTCCAGTATATGTACCAGAGTAGTAACCTACATAAGAACCAGTATAATAACCTGTATATGTTCCTGTATATGCTGATGTTCCAACATAGTAACCAACGTAAGGTCCAGAGTATGTTCCGCTGTATGTTCCTGAATATGTTTTAGCTCCAGTGTAATATCCGGTATAGTAACCAGTATAGTACCCGGTATAATATCCAGTATAGGTAGCATGCGCATAGCCAGCATAGTAGAGTACATAGTTACCAGTATATGCTCCGGCATATGCACCTGAGTAACCACCTGCATAAGCAGATGTCCCTACATAGTTACCAGCATAGTTACCTGAGTAAGTTCCAGTATAAGAACCACTATACGTTTTAGGACCAACATAGCTACCAACATAGTTGCCTGAGTATGTTCCGCTGTATGTTCCAGCATATGGTCCTGTGTAAGAACCTACATAGTTTTCAGATGCAACTGCTTGTCTTGTATCAGTAAAATCATTACCCATCTGTGTCCATGTTCCGCCGCTAGTAGGAGCAGATGCTTGTAATGCGTAAGTACCAACACCATTAGCAATAATTCTATTTCTAAAGTTAGGTACAAGTTGCTCAATTTCTGCTTCTGTCATCATTGTAGCACTTGAAGAGCTAACTTTCATAGAAGCTAAATCAGAGTCGCCTGTACTTGTAGGTGTTGTTTTTTGCCACAAATATGTGGTGCTGTTACCGCCTTGTGCAGTATCAGTAATCGTGTATCGAGAAGTCCAAGTACCTCCAGCTGGAGCTGAGCCAGCTAGTACATATTGTCCTGCTGTATAGGTAGTCTCACCTACCATGTCACCAATAACTTTATCTAAAATGTCTGTATCTAACGCAGTGTCATCAAATTCTTTAATACCGCCGTCGTAGCCTACGGGTCTGGTAGTAATACTTTCAGTAGCTGCTGATGTTACTTGTTTAAAATAATATGTTGTGCTGCTTGTTGCGCCAGCAGTTGGGTGATCTCCAATACTATCTTGTCTAATAGTATCAGTGAATGTACCAATAGATGTACCGCTGAGAGCGTTAGCGGTATCTACGTTTAATTCTGCTGTTCCTGTTCCATCTGTATCAGATGCAAACTTTTTTGTGATTACATAGGAAAGATATTCTTGAATCTCTCCATCTGTCATTTCCTGCAAACCTTGGAAGTTTGAGGACGTAATCGGTGTTCCGGATGCTTTTACTCTTAATGGTCTCATAGTCCTCGTCCTTAGTTAATTCTAGTGCCAGAAGAATCAAAAACAAGTACATCGGCCATGCTGTTCCATTTGGAACCTGAAACTGCAATAAGTTCCATAGTCATGCCCGGCCCTAAAGATTTCGCTACGTTTGAACCGTTAGCGTCAATTTGATCTGAAGTCCCTGGATAAACGTTAATGTTTACTGATGTGTCGTTAACAATCTTTACCACCAACCCTGTTACTGCTGATGGGAGTACGACACCCTGATTAGCGGTTGCTGCGGTTACAACATTATAGGTAGATGTAAGTGAAGTAGCATCTCCTTGTGTTGTACCTGCTGCTGAAACAGAACCGCCTACACTAAATGAAGATGATCCTGTTACTGTTAAATCTCCACCGACATCTAAGTCAGTTGGAGCCATATTATCACCGCTCTCGTACTTATCAGTATTTAGGTTGGTAAAGTTATTGTCAACTTCAGTATTCGTTAAAGGGCTACCTTTAACTGTTCTTAATGTAAGTGTTGCCATTTCTTTACCTTTTTAGTTAAATTTAGAAGTTATTAATTTTAACATACTCTTAATTTCATTAATCTCATCTCTGAGACTATTTATATCATCTACGCACTTATCTAACTTAGCACGTTGATTATCACTGTTTTTCTTTCTCAATTTGTAGTCTTGCAAACCTCTTTTATTACAAGACAATAGTGCTTTAGAAGATAAGTCTCTAACAAAATCTGTTCTTCCTTCTATAGCAATCGTATTTATATCTTTCATAATCTTATACCTGCAACGCTATAGCTCGTAAGTCTTTAATCTTAGGCACTTGCGCTGTATTAGACGCAGTTGGCACAACCTTAATAGCAAACTGTTTGTACGTTTTATATGTAGTTATGCTCTGTGTTGCAGTTGCAGTAGCACCTGAGCCACCGCCTCCAGTAATGGTTACTGTAACAGTACCACCCTTATAATCTCTACCTGGATCTTCAATATTAATTGCTGTAATCTGTCCTGTACCTGTATTAACATCAGCAGTTGCTGTTGCACCGTATCCATCTAAATATCCGCCCGAGTGGGTAATGGTTACAGTAGGTTGTGAAGTGTAACCACTTCCACCATTTGTTACTGCGATACTGCTAATTACATGCACATCGTATTCAAATACACCAGTAACAGGGTCTACGCCCGCATCATCGGTTTTTGCTCCCCCTCCAAGACTTGTTTTTTCAGGAATACTATAAACATATTCAATAAAGTCTTCGGTTGTGTCTTCTGGTTTTGCTTCAAGCTCTAATGGAACCCAATGAGCATCTTCTGTTAATACACCTGGATCGTTTGAGTTTAAACCTTTGAAGTACGCATAAACATTAGCTCCATCTGGAAGTTTGTTTGCTAGGTACACTTGCATATCTTCTGCATCTTGTCCTTCGTCTAATGTAACACGTCTTGAAATATATCTAGAAGCGGAATCTCCACCTCTTCTTCCATCTTCTCCGTTTGTTGTGTTGTTTATATCATTCTTAAAACACAATGCTGTTACGGCTGCGACATCAACCATTGGAGATACATTAGAAGCACTTGAACTTAGAACAACATCCATGTTGAATGTTTTGTTACCACTATAAGTGTCAACCTCATTGCTTCTGCTGTAAATTGTTTTCTGATTTTCTAGTTCAGTTGTAAAGCCAATATCTGCGGGATCAAAATCAGTTCCTGCAGCAGTTGAACCAGTTTGTGTCCAAGCAATGGAAGATCTAATAGTAGTGTTATTCGTTTGCAGCGCACCGTTCGTAACTACAAAGGCGTCCACTATTTTATCTGTTAAAGAAGATAGTGATGCATAACCAACAGAAGAACCTATTAAATCTCCTACGTTAAACGTAAATGCCCCAAATGCTTGTTCTGCTGTTGCATAGCTGTATAAGGTATTCCATTCTCTTACGACAGCTGTTTTTAAGTCTAAAGACACTGTAGCGTCTGTAGTCGCGCCGCCGCCAGTAATAGATACTGTAGGTGCCGAAATATAACCAACTCCTGGATTTGTAATTGTGATTCCTGTTAGTTCTCCAGTTGAAGTATTTACTGTTGCAGTTGCAGTAGCACCTGAGCCACCGCCTCCAGTAATTGTTACTGTAGGGGCTGATGTATAACCAGCGCCGGCAGTATCAATTGTAGGATCAAAAGCATGTAAAATAGTTCCTGGTTCAAATTTTTCTGCATCAAAGGTCCAATCTTCAAATGACATCCAATCATATGGCTTGTTAACCATTCTTAAAGTTCTACTTCCTGTTTGGAAAATACACTTATTGATTTGGAACATCATGTCTTCACCTTGGCGAGGAGTCCAAGTTCTGTTATTAGCAGATGAGAACATCATACCACCATGTGGCTGTTTGTCAATTCTTTGGTCTGTACCGTAGTGATTTTCCCCAAGAGTTGCTGTCCAAACATTATATGAATCGTTATCATTATCAGGCATTGGCACAAAACAATATTCGGTATTATTTTGTAAGTAAACAGGCACTGGGAATTGGAATCTTGTTCCAACAAATTGTGCAGCACCAGTTGATGGATCTCTTCCGGAAATCTGAATCTGTCCACCATTTAAATGAACCTCACCAAAAGGTAAAACTCTTGGTCCTGGCATACCATTAATAACTTCTCTAATTTGTAATTTAACACCTAAAGATTCGTCTCTAGTAGCAAAGAAAAGATCAATTGAATCAATAAAACAACCTCCAGGGTGTCCCTGAACCATAAATGTTTGAGCTAATGGATCCATTCCCATGCCAAACATACCCCCTTCCATCCACAAGTCCTGCATAGCCTCGTCAACAATTGACTGCCAGTCAGTTGTTGGTGGAGGTGGAGGTGGCTCCGCTGTCACTGGAAACGCAGTAGGCTCCGGCGTTGGCGGCTCCGGCGTAGGCGTCGGTGGCTCCGGCGTAGGTGTAATAGGCTCC